CAGTGACGTAAAAAAAATTCCTGTAATTTTTGTATAAACCAAAGAAAGGAGGGTACGCAAATGGCGCAAATCCCTAAAGCCGTTGAACTTAGTTCGAGAAATCTCACAAAAGAAGAAAAACGTACTCGCAAAGAAGCGCAAGACGCTTTTAAAAGTGAAGCGCGACTTCCCGAACCATCCGACCGTCTCAACGCGAACCAACGAAAAATCTTTCGTCACATTGTCAAACACTTAGCAGGTAGCAAAGCACTAAGTACCTTAGATGAGTTTATTTTTGAAAAAGGTGTAATTGCGATTGATCGCTTACAAAACATTGAAAAGCTCATTAACCAAGATTTCGACCGAATTTATGATAAAGACCTAATGCAAGCCAAAAGCAAGTACACACCCGATTTTGACAAGTTTGTACAAGATGCTTGCCTTTCTCCAATGGCGCGAGCAAAAATGGGCATCCTTGCTTTAAACCAGAAAAAAGAAGAAGCCGACCCATTACTGAAAGTGCTTAAAGGCAGTTGATATAGATGTTATTTGAAAAAGCGAAGGATTACGCAGAGAAAGTCATATCAGGCGAAGAAATTACAAATAAAGATGTGAAGTCGCAATGTCTGATTTTTATAAATAATCTGGAAGATCAACATGACGATGAATTTCTTTACTATTTCGACCACGATGAATTGAAAAAAGTTGAAGGTATATTAAGCCTTTTGAACTTTGCAACGGGCTTAGGCGTAATAGGAAAGCCCGTACTCGAAGGTTTGGTAGGATTCCAAGCCTTTTTTCTGTCGAATATATTTGGATGGCGGTTTAAGGCGAATCCAGAGAAATATCGGTATCGCGATGTAACGATGTTCATTCCGAGGAAAAATGGGAAAACGTGGCTAGTCGCCCTGATCATTATTATTTTGATGCTAACAGAGGACAAGTTCAGTGAATTTTATTCAATCTGTAAAGATCGGGAATTAGCAGGAGAAGTAAAAAAGGCGATTAACCAAGTTCTTAATGCAAGTCCTACAATTGGCAAACATTTTGTTGTGCCTAAAACCCTTAGTGGCAAGGTTTTATGTAAATTGACGAATTCTTTTTACCAACCACGAACGGCTGACGCGAGCGCCAACAACGCAATTCGACCGAGCGCATTTTGTGCCGATGAATGTGGAGCATTCAAAGACTACAGTAATATCAACGCAATGAAGTCTGGACAACTATCGGTAAAGAATCCATTGCGATTTAAAACAACAACGGCTTACGCAGAAGACCAAAGCATTATGTTGGAAGAACTCGCCTACATTAAAAAGGTCTTTAGTGGTCTATTGAAAGACGACCGAATGTTTGCGCTGCTCTATTATGCAGAAGAAGATCATTTATGGACAGATCACGGGCTATTTCAGTCGAATCCACTCCGAATTGAGGAGAATTATCAAGAAATACGTGATAATAGGCGCGATGCCATCGAAAAGCCCTCAGAACGAGAAGAATACCTCTGTAAAAATATGAATTACTTCTTACCGAGCAATTCGGGCGAAGCTTACATAGAACTAGAGGATTTACGCAAGTGCAAGATAAAAGAGTTCGATTGGCGAGGGCGACAGGTCTATTTGGGCTTAGATTTAGCCTTAACGACTGATAACTGCGCGATTTCAATGGTTACAGAGGAGGATTTAAAAATATATGCCGATTCCTTTGCTTTCGTCCCGACTGACCGCATTCCTGAGAAAAATCGAATGGAGAAAATTAATTATTACGATTTTATCAAAGAAGGGAAATGCTTCGCCTGTGGGGATTCCGTTGTTGATTACGGCTTTATTGAGGACATGGTTCTTGAAGTCGAAAACAAATATGGCGTTACGGTCATGGCAGTGGGCTATGATCGATGGAATTGCCTCAGTTCTGCTCAACGTTTTGAGCGAGAAGGTCTTAAAACGGTCGAAATCAAGCAAGTCTCGTCTGTTTTACACCCTGCTACGAAATTATTGAAAGAAAAGGTCTTAAATGGCGAATTTTTTTATTTAGAGAACAATTTGCTTGAAATCAATTTCCAAAACGCAAAAGTGGTCGAAAACAACAACAAAGATACCTATATCAATAAAAAGAAGTCAACAGGCAAAATTGATATGATTTCGTCACTCATCGATGCCATTTTTCTTCTTCAACAGGATATTATTTTTAATCCTGATAGCGATTGGTCATTACAAATCTTTTAATACGACTGAATTAGGGAGGTGCTTAGGTGCGAAATCCTTTTAAAAGAGAAAAAAGACAAACCCTTGAAGAAATTCTGATTCAAGGGGGAGTTTTGACGAATACCGTTTCTAAGGCTCAGGCGCTTAATATCCCGTCTCTTAGCGCTTGCGTGGAGTTAATAGCTACAACAGTAGCTAGTTTGCCTGTAAAGCTCTATCAAGAGGAAAAAGGATCGGCAACAAAACCACTCGAAGATCCACGAACCGATTTATTAAATAGTGATACAAACGATACTTTGGACGGGTTTCAATTCAAAAGGGCTTTAATTGAGGATTATCTCCTGCACGGGGGCGGTTACGCCTACATTAATCGAACGCGCAATACTGCGAAAAGTTTACACTATGTAGATACAAATGTGGTCGCTATCGAAATTTCGCCTGATCCGATTTTCAAAAAGGCGAAAATCCAAGTAAACGGTGAATTCTTTCGAGATTTCCAATTCATTAAACTTTTACGCAAAACTCGAAATGGAGTAACAGGTACAGGCATTATCAAAGAAAACAATGTGATGCTCTCCGTGGCTTACAATTCGATGATTTATGAAGAAATGATGGTCAAGTCTGGTGGAAACAAAAAAGGCTTCTTGCGCGCGTCAGGGCGTTTGAGCAAAGAGGCTATGGAGGAATTAAAGTTAGGTTGGAAAAATCTTTACGGAAATACGACCGAAAATGTCATGGTGTTGAATAATGGCTTAGAATTCCAAGAAGCTTCTCAAACTTCGGTCGAATTACAATTAAATGAACATAAAAAAGCAAATTCGGCTCAAATCTGTCAATTGTTCTTAGTCCCTCCAAATATCCTCAACGGAGAAGCAGGAGAAGAAGAATACAACAACTGGATTAAGGTCTGTATCTTGCCTATTTTGTCTGCCTTTGAAAGCGCTTTAAATAAGGATCTATTGTTGCCAAGTGAAAAAGAAAAATTTTACTTTGCGTTCGATACGACCGAATTAACCAAAGCAGAAATTGAAAAACGTTTCTCAGCCTATGATATCGCCATTAAAGGCGGTTTTATGCAAATAGATGAAGTTCGTTACAAAGAGAATTTAGTCCCATTAAATTTAAATTGGCTAAAATTGGGCTTGCAAGATGTGTTGTACTTCCCTGATTCTGAGGAAATCTATACACCGAATACCAATAAATTAGCGAAAATGGGCGAAGAAATCCAAGATCCTAATATAGCTAGTGTGCCGAACGGAGGCGTAACGAATGAACCTAATCAAGGACTTCCGAATAAATCTGGATCTGGTGAAAAGCCTACAGAATCCGACAATTCAAGTAAAGGAAAGTGACTTTAACACCGTAAAATTTATATTTACAATCACGGATGATGGCGTTTCGGTCGATTTAACCGACTCAACTGTTCGTTTAGCTATCAAAAAGCCATCGGGATTAAGCGTTTTCCAAGATTGTGAAATAACAATTCCTTTAAATGGGAACTGTGAAGTTCTTTTAACTAATCAAGCCTATATAGAAGTCGGAACACATATAGGCGAATTGATGATTACAAAAGATGAAACGTTAAACGTAACTTATGCTTTTGAATTTATCTCGCTAGGAACAATTTTTGAAAATAATAATCTCGAAAGTACAAATGATTGGCAAGTTTTACATGATTTGCTACTTCAAATCGATAAAAGACCTCTTATTGGTTTAGGTACTCCGAATGGAGCGATTCTTCCCGAATACATAGGTCAAACGTATTTAGATACAAATGGCAAATCCATGTATTTCGCCCTTAATTTAGATATAACTGGATGGGAAGTTTTTGGAACGGTTGGAGCGAGTGGTGGCGGTGGGGGAAATGATACCCTTTTCGGTGAAACTGCACCTGCTTTAATCCCTACAAGAATTGGACAAATTTATATCGATCTTGTTGGAAAAGCTTCTTATATCGCAAACGGTTCGACCGAAAATGATTGGGAACAAATAGATGTTCAAGCAACCGATGGACCAGAGGGACCACAAGGACCAGAAGGACCACAAGGACCGCAAGGACCAATTGGACCAGATGGTCCACAAGGACCACAAGGCTTACAAGGTCTTCAAGGATTAGTAGGACCAGAAGGACCACAGGGACCGATTGGACCAGACGGACCACAAGGGATACAAGGTGATAAAGGACTAGATGGATCAATTGGGGCGAAAGGTGATAAAGGCGATAAAGGTGATGCGGGAATTCAAGGAATACAAGGACTCACAGGACCAGAAGGACCGCAGGGGATACAAGGAATACAAGGCGAAATTGGACCAGAAGGACCACAGGGACCACAGGGAATACAAGGACTTACGGGCGAAACGGGTTTACAAGGCATTCAAGGGATAGACGGATCGATTGGACCAAAAGGCGATCAAGGCTTACAAGGCATTCAAGGTGAAACGGGACCGCAAGGACCACAAGGGATACAAGGTATACAAGGACCAGACGGACCGAAGGGCGATCAAGGCGAAGCGGGGACGGGCGTAACCATTCTAGGTAGTTATTCGAGCGAAATGGAATTGAACTCAGCGCATCCTACAGGAAATATGAATGGAGACGCTTATATAGTCGGTGGGGATTTATACGTTTGGAATGGCACTGTTTTTGAGAATGTCGGACAAATCCAAGGTCCACAAGGAATACAGGGTCCACAGGGAATAAAAGGGGATCAAGGCGATATTGGTCCACAGGGCTTAATAGGTCCAGATGGTCCACAAGGCTTACAAGGAGACGATGGACCACAAGGAATACAAGGATTACAGGGTGAAATCGGTCCTATTGGTCCAGATGGTCCGCAAGGCTTACAGGGCTTGCAGGGCTTAAAAGGCGATCAAGGAGATATAGGTCCGCAGGGTCCACAAGGGTTGCAAGGTGATGTTGGACCACAAGGAATACAAGGTCTTACAGGCGAAACGGGTCCCCAAGGTCCAGAAGGTCCGCAGGGGCTTCAAGGGGATGTTGGTTTACAAGGGATTCAAGGAATAAAAGGAGATACGGGCGAAACAGGCTTGACAGGTCCAGATGGTCCGCAAGGGATTCAAGGTCCAAAAGGAGATACGGGCGATATTGGTCCACAAGGAGATATAGGTTTACAAGGTCCTACAGGTCCCGAAGGTCCGCAAGGATTACAAGGAATAAAAGGGGATACAGGATTACAAGGGGATCAAGGACTAAAGGGCGATCAAGGACTTCAAGGAATCACAGGTCCAGATGGTCCACAAGGTCCGCAAGGGTTACAAGGAATAAAAGGAGATACGGGCGATATCGGTCCACAGGGACCACAAGGACTTCAAGGAATCCAAGGACCAGAGGGTCCACAAGGGATTCAAGGAATAAAAGGGGATACGGGCGATATTGGTCCACAAGGTCCAGAGGGTCCACAAGGTCCAGCAGGATCGGACGCTGATGCTACAAATAAAATGGATAAACCAACATCTACTGTAGGCGTACCTGTTTCTGTACCGAAATATTTAGGCGAATTGGCGATAGAGGCAGGAACAGGCAATACAGGCAAAACATATGTAGCCAATGGAACAACGGCAGATACATGGGAACGATTAGCTGATACTGCTTATGTAGATGTTTCTGTAAACGCAATTACAACTACAACATTAAATGGCTTGAAGCTTTGGAAAGGCACACAAGCAACTTATGACGGCTTAACAAAAGACCCAAATACACTATACTTCATAACAGGGTGATGAAATGACTACAGGCGTATTGCCATGGGATCAAATGACAAAAGTACTTAATTTGAATACGGGTTTTTTTGAAACAAGCCAACTTACATTAGATGCACAAATGAGAGTGATCGCAGGGAATTGGGACGGAGCAGGAATGAGCGCAGGAAACTTGCAATACAATTGGGGAACGGCTGATCGGTTAACCGAACTTTTTAATCACATGTTTAATAATTACGAATCCGTAGTACAAGGGGCTTTTGGCGCTGACACGACAAGATTCAATGAATTTAAAACGGTCTGCACCACCTACACCAGAGCGCAAAAGATTACTTGGGGCGGTACTATAACCGATCCAAACAACGGTCATAAAATTATTGAACCATGGTTAACTTATATAGGAAATTTAATGGTAACGGACGAATGTTATGCGAAATACGTTCAAATGATGGATCTGTATTATCTTCAAAATGCGCTTGAAGTATTTAGACAATTATCTTGCAAATCAAGATTGGCTCTTGCTTCATTATTTGATGTTAGCGTTAACAAAGGGCGTTATTACCCTGTCAATTCAATACAGGCGGATTTTGACGAAATTGACGCAAATGCAGGGTTAACCGAAGACCAAAAAGAAGCCCAAAAGATTTACCAGATTAATTTTAGAGGAAATGAAGAAGAAAATGCTTTAAACGATGCTTCAAGTTTAACTTTTCAACCTAGAAGAAGTTGTATGGGGAATATGGGCGGAGATTATTTTGGTTCTCTTTACGATCCAGAAAATCAATTCGATATGAATTTAGAACCTGCCATAGATGAAAAAGCCGACTCGATCATTACAAGCCCGAATATTAAATTAGGCGAAATCGATGTACAAGACATTTTCTTAGGAACTACGCCTATTACAACTATTTATTTAGGGGCGAATTTATTAGGTGGTACAACCGAACCGCCACCGCCCTATACGACAAATACAGTTCCGCAAACGCAATTTCGGACCAATCCGAATAGCTATGCAGGCATAGGAGCAGTTTCTAGCCTTTCTTTAGATGCAAATCAGCCGTTATGGGTAGATGTTCAAAATTATGTCGCTTGCCATACCTATTACACGACTGACGGAACGACACCGACAACGGCATCGCCTGTAGTAAAAGGAGCTTTGACTTTTACCCAAAGTTGCACTTTAAAAACATTCACAATCAGTGTAAATGGAATCGGAGAAACCGTTAAGACTTTAACTTTAACCGTTGCAGGCGCTTCTGTAACCTCAGTAAGCCCTACATCCACAACTCAAAATACAATTCCTTTCAATGTCACTTTAACAAATAGCCAAGGGGCTACCATTTATTACAAAGTCGGAGCAGGAGCGCAACAAACATATACAAGCCCGTTCCCTGTAAGCCAATCAACAAATAATGTAGGCGTAAATATCCTAGTCACTTATTGGAGTACAGGCGAAACAGAAAAAACAATTACTTATAATACGGCAGGTGCAACTGTAGGAACGCCTGTAGTAACGGCAACACCTGCAAATTCGTATGTCAGCGTAGATTGGAATGTAACGACAAACGCTACTTCTTATAACGTTTATCGATCAACAACTGCAGGAGTTACAGGAACTTTAGTAAGCGAATATTTAACAGTAAATCATTATGATGATAATTGGGCGATAAATAATACAACTTATTACTATACAGTTCGAGCAGCGAACTATGGAGGAGTTGGGGCGAATAGCATCCAAGCTTCTGCAACGCCAACCTCAGCACCCGTTGCGCCAACTTATCGTTATGTGCGAGTTCAAGGATACGGAGATCAAACAGGTGGAACAACTCGAATTGTAGAATTTCAAGCGAAAGAGGGCGCGACAAATCGCCTATTAAATAAATTGCCACAGGCAGGATACGCGCCTGTTAACGGAGGAGCGATTGGAGTTGCTACAAATGGAGCGATTCTTCACTCGTCAGGGTATCCGTTATGGTGGACAGGAGCAGGAACACCAACGTTAACTTATGATATGGGCGCTCTTTATCCAATCGACACCCTTCTTTATGTGGGTTATTCGCCAAACGCTGATCCTAGACAAACGAAATTTAAATTATGGGTTTCAACGGATAACATAAATTGGATGTTGGTTACTGATCGAAGTTTAAGCACAACCGTACAACCAGAAGCAGGATTTTCGTATGGAGTAACTTAATTTTTTCACAAAAGGAGTGTTGGATATGGCTGAAATGAAACTAATTCCATTTAAAATCGAATCCATTCAAACCGTTGCGCCCGAAATACCTTATGGCATTAGACAAATTAATGCGCCTGAGCTTTGGGAAAAAGGCGAAACGGGCGAGGGAATTGTCGTAGCTATTTTAGATACAGGGATTGACTTGAATCATCCTGATCTTAAAGGAAATATTATAGATGGTCGCAATTTTACAGGCGAAGGTCGAAGAGACGATTATTCAGATGGAAATGGTCACGGGACACATGTAGCAGGAACAATAGCAGGAGTTAGGAACGGCTCAGGCGTAATAGGAGTCGCACCTGATGCGAAATTATTAATTTGCAAAGTATTGGATTCACAGGGAAGTGGATCTTATCACGGAATCGTCAAGGGGATTGAATTCGCCTCTAGATGGGAAGGTCCGAACGGTGAAAGAGTACGTGTAATGAATATGTCATTAGGAGGAGCTTACGATGACCCGAAACTCTACAAAGCGATTTTGGAGGCAGTATCGAAGGGGATTCTTATCGTTGTCGCGTCAGGGAACGAGGGGGACAATGACGAAAGTACTATGGAGTACGGGTATCCTAGTCTCTATAACGAGTGTATTACGATTTCAGCCTGCGATGAGGACAAGAACCTTGCGCCTTTTTCGAACAATTCGCTCCAAGTCGATTGCATTGCGTCAGGGGTAGATGTAATGTCCACGTATCCCGAAAGTCAATACGCTCGATTATCTGGAACGTCAATGGCTACTCCACACATTTCGGGCGCAATGGCTTTAATTATCAAGTATGGTGAAAAGCAATTTAAAAGAACTTTAACGGAATCAGAAATCTACGCATTACTCGCTAAAACGTGTAAGCGTTTAGACCTAGAAATTTCAAGTCAAGGACATGGTTTACCCGACTTAACTTTAATGTATAAAAATTGTTAAAAGAAGGAAAATAAATATTGACGACCTATCTTCTTGCAGTAAGATAGGGATTCGCCTCGAACCAACGGCTTTGCCACCGTTGGTTTTTAGCATGTTTACAAGTTTGCAAAAAGTTTACAAGTATACAATTTCCGACTTTAGACCCAAATGAGGGTTTTTTTAATTGGCTTGAAAGGGGGTGAAAAATCCTATGCGGATAGAATTAAGAAGCGATTCAGTGATTTTAGATGGCTATGTAAATGTAACAAATCGCTTGTCAAAAGAATTGCCAAGCCCAAGAGGAAAATTTGTTGAACAAATTATGCCTCATACATTCGAAAGGGCTTTAATGAAAAATTCTAATGTTGATTTACTTTTCAATCACGATAAAAGCCGAAAATTAGGTTCTACTTCACAAAAAAATCTAGACCTAAGAGAAGACAATATTGGTCTACGTGCCACGGCTGAGGTTCGAGACGCGGAGATCATTGAAAAGGCGCGTAAAGGCGAATTGCGTGGATGGTCATTCGGTTTCCATGTCATTAAAGACGAATGGGAGACGCGAGCTGATGGCACTCATAAAAGATCGGTCGAAGAAATCGATTTAGCCGAAGTGAGTATTTTAGATATTTCTCCTGCATATTCAGCTACTTCAATTGAGGCGAGACAAGGCGAAGAAAGCATTTTAAACGAAACAAGAAGTGAGTCATTCCAAGCGACAATTGAGGATAACTCACAAAAAATAGAAGAACCTAAAAAACAGGAAGAAAAAAGAGAAAATCCACAACCTTTTTACTTTGCAAACCTTGATAACGAATTAACTTTATTACAACTCAGAGGAGGCTTTTAAATAAATGAAAACGCTACCAAAGCTAGAGACACGGGCGATGCCGAGTCTTTTAGAACAAAGAAATAATTTTATGACAAATTTAGAAACTTTAATTGAAAAAGCAAAAACAGAAACACGGGCTTTAAATGATGAAGAACAAAAAGATTTTAACAAGCTTAAAGAAGATATCAACAATATTGACAAAACCATTTTAGCCGAACAAGAAGCTGATAAATTAAAATCAGCCGAAATGCAACAATCTAAATCGCCCGAAGCGCAAGAAAAACGAGCTTTAGCAGAGGACAAGTTTACGCGCTTTCTACGTGGAGAGCAACGGGCTTTAGATGTGGCAAGCAACGGGGCAATCATTCCCGAAGAAATTAGTAGCCAAATCATTACGCGCGTACATGAAATTAGCCCGATCTATCAACAAGCAACTGTATTTAATGTATCGGGGGATCTTGTCTTTCCTGCGTTCGATGAAAATAGCATTGTAACCGATTATATTGCGGATATGGTCGCTTTAACGGCTCAAAATGGCAATTTCACAAGCCGTAAACTTCAAAACTTTATCGCAGGGTCACTTGTAACACTTTCGAGAAGTTTGATGAATCGGACTGATTTCGATCTAACTGCATTTATCGTAAATATGATGAGTCAGAGCATTTCAAGATTCTTAGAGCGCGAATTATTAATTGGTGCAGGGACAACAAACGCGACAGGTATTTTCACGGATTCAAATGTTACGAGCGTAACGGCAACGGGCGCGACTGCAGTAACTCTTGACGATTTAATTTCGACTCAAATGTCAATTCCCGAAGCATTTCAAGGTCAATGTTCTTGGATCATGAATAAGAGTCTTTTTACTACACTAAGAAAAATAAAAGACCTAGACGGTAAGCCGTTAATGAATCAAGATATCACACAAGCATTTGGATGGACGCTTTTAGGAAAACCAGTATACATCAGTGAGTCAGCTCCAAACACCATGACTACAGGCTTAAAAGTTCTCAGCTATGGAGATTATTCGGGCTTATATGTCAAACTCGCTCAAAATATCGAAATTGCGATCTTAAATGAATTATATGCGACTGCTCATGCTACTGGAATCGTAGGGTATGTGGAATTCGATAGCCGTGTAATTGAAGATCAAAAAATCGCAGTACTAAAATTAGCATAATAGTGGAATATAAATAAGGGTTAATTCGAAAGGAGGGAAGACTATGACACATGAAACTTTTCAAGTTCGGGCGAAACAAAGTTTTTATCATGATCTGGTAGGTACGAAAGCGCAAGGTGAAGTATTTACAGTTGGAGATCAAACGACTTTACAAGCTTTAGAACAATCAGGGTATGTCGAAAACTTACAAAATGAGGCGAATCCAGAATTTGCAATGGCTCAACAAGATGCAAAAAAGAAACAAGATGAAATGGGTCAAGCACAAGCACAAGCAAACGAAGCCGTTTCACAAGCTACCCATAATCAAAACATGCAAGCCAATCAACATACGCAACAAATTAACCAAGAAGCACAACAAAGAATGCAACAAAAACCAATGGAATCACAAAGAGCTAATGCAAAAAAGGCGAATGAAAAAGAATGAAAATAAGTGAAATCACCATTGTCGAATTAAAAAATTACTTACATGTTTATCATACCGAAGACGATAATCTCATTTCGGCTATTTTGATTACGAGTAAAGCTTTTGTTAAAAATTACACAGGTTTATCTAATGAAAATTTAAACATCAGTGAGGATTTAACAATGGCAGTTTTCATTTTAGCCTCTGAATTATATGATAATCGTTCTTACACAGTAGATAAAACAAGCGTAAACCCTGTTATACAAACCATATTGGATATGCATTCAGTAAATCTTCTGTAGGTGACATAGATGGCACGAATCAACGCAGGTAAATACCGACATATTGTAACTTTTCAAAGATTGAAAGAAGACGCGCAAAATTCATATGGTGAAACTCCTATACATGGTGATTTAAATTGGGAAGATGCTTTTAATGCAAGAGTAGGCATTTTCCCCATCAGTGGGAGAGAAGCCCTGACCGAAGAAGTGATTAGAGGCGAAATTTCACATAGAATTCAATTGCGATACATGGCAGGTATTGACAATACCATGCGAATTAAATTTGGAGAACGAATATTTGAAATCATTTCGCCTCCAGTCAATCAATACGAGCAAAATCACGAACTTCATTTAATCTGTAAAGAAAGAAATGTCATTCCAACTGAGGTGTGGAACATTGGCACTAGTTAGAGGCAGAGACTTAGAAATAGAGGGTTTGCTCGAATTAGAGGGTCAATTCGAGCGTATCGGAAAAATGCCGAAAAAATATTTAACGCGCGCTGCTAAAGCAGGAATGAAATTTCCGTTGGCTGATGCAAGAGCAAATGCGCCCGTTGGTGAAACAGGTCTTTTAAAGAAATCCATTAAACAAAAAATGGAAACGCCTAATAAGCGTAATAAATCCGTTTATCGTCTTGCTTATGATGCTAAATATAACGACGATTTCCAAAAAGAAACTACAGGCGTATACGGTGGTGAAACGCCTTATGCTTATTACCCAAATTCTGTTGAATTCGGCTTTAAAACGGCAAAGGGCAGAGTTAAAGGTCAATATGCAATGAATTGGGCGGTTCACAAAAATGAAACAAAATCAGTTCAAACCGTTGTAGATAAATTGCATGAAGCAATAGACGAATTGACTAATTAAGTAGGTGTAGCTCAATGAATTTCGAAGAATCCTTATGCGCTGAGATAAAAATGATTGCAGGATTAGAACGCAAAGTTTTTCCTCAAAAAGCAGAAGAAAATACCGAACCTCCTTTTGTTGTTTATGTATCTAGTGGTGGCGAAAAAGTTCAAACATTAGGTGGCTACACTGATCTAACAGAATTAAATTTCGATCTTACAATTGTAACTAATTCTTACGACCAATTGAAATCATATGTTGGAGCGATTTCGAGTAAAATACGCTCTTTTTTTGGTCGAACAATTGGGACGGATGGCGTTTACATTAAAAGCGTATCATTCGTTGAACCAAACGAAGATTTTCAAGAAAATCAAAGTTTCCATAAAAGCACATTTAATGTGCGTGTACGATTCTAAAAGAGTGCCATTTGGCGCTTATTTTTTGTAAAGGGGGCTTTTCAAATGCCAATAGTAGCAATGGGTACAACACTCAAAAAAGGCGTGGCGGTAATCGCTTCTTTAACTTCAATCGATGGTGTAGGCGTTTCGGCTGATTCAATCGAAACAACGGCATTAGATAATGACTCAGGATATAGAACATTTGTTACAAGCTTAAAAGATGCAGGAGAAGTAAGTTTATCGGGACATTTCGAATATATTTCACACAGTCCTTTATTAACAGATTTTGAAGCAGGGACAGTCGATGCGTATACAATCGAATTCCCTGACGGAGAAACAACAGGGACGAGTTGGACATTTTCAGCAGTTGTAACAAATTTTTCAACCTCGGTCGAATTGGAAGATTTAATTTCATTTGAGGCGACTTTAAAAGTTTCGGGCAAACCGACTTTATCGGGACCAGTTTAATTTTTAGGAGGATAACATGACAGAAAATCAAAATTCAGAAAAAAATCCAGAGGTCATTGTTTATTTGGATCGTCCTCGTTTCGTGCGATTTGGACATAAGGCTCTAAAACAATTAGGCGTTTTAACAGGTAAACAAATGTCTAATTTAGATGAAAATGATTTTGGTATAGAAGATATTGAGAAAATTATGTACTGTGGCTTAATGTCGGATGCACAAAAAAATGGAGAAGATTTAAAATTGGAGGAAATGGAAGATATCCTTGATCAAGCTGAAAGTTTCGGGGATATTGTCGAAGCCATGAATCAAGCTTTAAATGTGGCATTCCAAAAGACTGAAAAACAAAAAAACTAACAAGGGGTAGTAGTCAAAAGCAATCGACCGAAACGGAATGGAATTGGGAAAATGCTTTAAAGACTGCTATCCTTATTGGTTTATCGATTAGTGAATTCGACGAAATAACACCCTATGAACTAATGATTTTTCTAGAAGCTCACCAAGAAAGAGAAGAAGCAAGAATGCAAGAAAGCTTAACATTGGTCTGGTTGGGCGAATATTATCACCGTCAAAAACGATTACCTGCTCTTAAAGGCGAATTGAAAAAGATGTTAGGTTCAAATGATGCCATGTCCAATGAGGAAATGCTCGAAATGGTTAAAACATTAAATGCTCAATTTGGTGGAACTTTTGAAAAGAAGGGCGGTGAGTAAATGGCATTAAGAAATATGCTTGTCCGAGTCGGGGCTGATGTTTCTCAACTTAAAAAAGGAATGAAAGACGCGCAAAATAGCGTTGCTTTTTTCGGTCGAAGTGTAAAGGATTCCATGAAAGGCGTTAAAGGTTCAATTGCGAGCGCATTGGCAGTAGGCGGAACAGGGCTTATGATGGTGCAAGGAACAAAGGACGCGATGCAATACGAGGCGCTTATGGCTACTTTAGGCGAAACGATGGGAAATAGCCGAAAAGATTTCGAAGAATGGCAAAAAACAGTCGGAAATTCTTTCGGCTTTTCAATGGTACAAGGTGCAGAACTCGCAAACATGCTCTCATTGAACTTTAAATCAATTGCTACCAGTACCGAAGATTTAATGACGAAAACGACCGATATGATGGAATTAGCAGGAGTTATATCAAGTAAACGTGGTATGGCAATGGCGGAAGTTTCCGACCGAATTCGTTCTGCTATGAATCAGGAAGCCGATGGAGCGATGGAGCTAGGAGTCGATGTTCGGATCGCTGCTATCAAAGCAGGTCAGGCGTATCAAGAGATGGCGAACGGTGAACCGTGGGATAAATTGAGCGAAAATATGCGAAAGACGATTCTTTATCATCATATTTTCGAGCAAGTTAATAAAAATTTAGGAATGACCATGCAAGATACAACGGCTATGAGAATGGCTTCATTTACGGCAACTTTAGCTGATGTAAGAATGGCTTTAGGTCAAGCTTTCTTGCCGATTTTATATACAGTCTTACCCGTTTTAAATAAAATGGCTCAGGCTATGTTACGAGTCCTGCAGGTAGTTGGGGCTTTCATGCGATCTTTATTTGGTGGAGGCTTTAAAACTCAGGCGCAAACAAATAGTAAAGCTATGGCAGGTGGAATAGCGCCTATTCAAGGTCAAGCCGATGCCGTAAAAGGATTAGGCAATGCACAAGAAAAAGCAGGGAAACAGGCGAAAAAAGCAAATAAAGAGGCGAAACGTGGAGTAGCAGGTTTCGATGAAGTCAATCAATTATCTGATCCTGCAGATGCAGGAGCAGGAGCAGGAGCAGGTGGCGGAGGCGGTGGAGGTGGAGGCGGTGGAGGCTTAGGCGATTTAGGCGGTTTAGAACCACTTCCTCCGATGGACCCGAATCCATTTTTAGAAGGTCTTGATAAAATGGCGGAGGGATTCCGAAAATTCACCGAACCGATTCGCAAAGTAGCGAAACAAGTATGGACAGCTATTTCCACTTTTGCAATTGAAAAATTCGACCAAATTAAAGCATGGTGGGCTGAAAATGGCGCGAAAATAAGCGAAGGATTCACAAATGCATGGAATTTAATCAAGCCCGTTGTAATGTTTCTTGTAAATTTTATATGGGAGTCCATTAAAGGTTTGATTTCGGGTGTAATTACATTTTTTGAAGGATTAATCATGTTTTTCACAGGGATCTTTACAGGCGATTGGAAGATGGTCTGGGAAGGTGTCAAAAGTATGTTTATTGGGGCATTTCAAGCGATTTGGAATTTCACCAATTTAACCTTTATTGGCGGTCTGAAAAAAGGCGTTTTAACCTTGGCAAAAGATATGATTAAAAATATTAAAGGTTTTGCTGACGATGCAATTAAATGGTTTCAACATGTTTGGTCTAATATTTGGAAAATCGTAAAAGACATTAAAAATGGTTTTAAAGGAATGGTTGACAATATCGGAGATTGGTGGGTTGGTCTTTGTTTAAATATAGCGACAAGATGGGCAGTTTTTGCGACAGGCGTAGTCAATGCAGGAAAAACGGCATGGGCAGGAATTAAAAGCGCTTTCGGAGATGCAGTCAATTGGTTCGCTCGAAGTATCATTACACCAATTGTAAATCGATTCCAAGATATTAAAAATGCCTTTAAAGGCGGAATTACACAAGGGTTAAAAGCCGTTATAAATTCGGTTCGAGCGCCTATAAATGAAATGATTAATGGTTTAAATAGCGTTAAAAATGCAATCCCCGGAACGGGTTGGATTCCAAACGTTCCAAGAATCCCTGCACTTGCTCAGGGGGGAATCGTTTCGAGCGCAACGTTAGCTATGGTCGGAGAAGGACGACAAGATGAAGCAGTCGCGCCTTTGGATAAACTTCAAGGATTTATTACGAATGCCGTTATAAGCGCAATGGGGGCAAACGGAGGCAGTTCGGGCGATATTATTTTAAATATCGATGGACGGACTTTCGCTCGAATTATTAATCCTCATTTAGCTAAAGAAACACAAAGAGTTGGAAAAAATGTTCGGCTGAAACCAATTTAAAAGGAGTGGGCAAAGTGGCTATAATTCTTGTCAATGGGGTCGCCATACCGACTCCTTCTGAAATGTCTGTAGGTGTCATGGATCTGAGCAAAGCAGAAAGAAACGTGAACGGGCTTATGCTAATCGAACGAATTGCAACAAAACAAAAATTGGAATTCACTTGGGCGTATTTAACCGAAATCCAATTAAGAGATTTATTGTCAGCTATTTCGCCTGTATTTTTTTCCGTTACATATCCAGATCCACAAATAGCAGGAACGAGAACAGAAAGTTTTTATGTAGGAGATCGAAATATGGGAATACTTGATTTTGATAATGCAGGAGTCCCACGATATAAAGATGTTTCTTTTAATTTCATCCAAAGGTAGCAGGTGAGAAAATGGAATCAGTGAGTTCAACATTCAAAGAATTGATTTACGCTTCTTCCAGAGAAATCACAACGAAAGTTTCGTTTGAAATTATAGATGAAAGTGCTATAAAAAACGCTACAGTTGCTTCTTCTAGTCAAGCATCTATTAGTAGATTGAATCAAATATTGAATCGCAAGCGAAGCATGTCTTATTCCTACGCTACCTTTGAGCCGAATTATTTCAAGTTAGACGGTTCAATGAAAATACCGCCTTCAACTTATGAAGAAGGATCGGACGAATTGGGTTTCTGGAGCGCTTTATTATGTGATGAAAACGGATTATTTTCTAATAACCCATCAGTTACTTTAATTTTTGGAGAATCCCATAATACATTGGGCTTAACAATTAATTTTGATCCCGTCAATAATGAATATCCGTCAGAATTCACTATCGCGGTTGTTGCGTTTGAAGGTGGCGCAATATTAATGAATCGAAATTTTGTTGGAAACGATAGCCCTGTTTTTAGACTTGTAGAAAGCTTGGACGGAGTAGGAACGATCAATATTGTCATAACAAAATGGGCAAAAGGTAATCGTAGAGCAAGAATAGCCGAAATTGATTTCGGGCTTATTCAAGAATACACAGGTTCAGACTTAATTAATCTGGATATCATCGAGGAAATGGATTTAATCGGTAGTACCGTACCCTCTAATGAACTTCATTTCGCTTTAAATAATCAAGAGCGCCTATTTAATATATTAAATCCAGATGGAATTTATCGTTTTATTTTGCCTAAACAACAAATTCGAGCGTATATGGGTTTGAAAATAGGCGAAGGGGAAAATGATTTTGAATTCGTCTCGCTTGGGAAATATTATTTAACGGAATGGCAAACAGATGAAGGAGCTTTAACCACATCTTTTACGGCACGGGATATTTTTGACCAATTAGAAACAATCCAATATACAAATTCTTTAACGAATACCAATTTGTATGCATTGGCTGAAAATATTTTTTCGCAAGCTGAAATAACTGATTTCCAGATTGACGATAAATTATTAGGCGAAAGCACAAATGGATTTGTTGAGCCTTTGAACGCGCGTGAAGCCCTTCAAGACATTGCGATTGCAGGTAGATCCGTAATATACCAAGACAGGCAAGGGAAAGTCATAATAAAGCGTATGGAGGCTTTAACCATCGGGTCGGGGTATATCACTTATCCAAGTCCAGATATATATGCAGGACTTTTAACCGTTCCAGAAGTAACGAATGATTATAGATTTCAAGCGATTGATTTTGAAAATACTTTTGCCGAGCCTCAAATTAAATTAAACGAATCTATTTTATCACTCGTTTTTTTAGTAAAAGACGGAACGGAAAATGGAACGGAATATACATTTACAAATTCGACCGTAACCAAAGGTGGCGCCAGTTTTAAAATCGAGAATCCTCTAATCAATTCGGCTTTAGACGCGGAGCAAGTCGCAAATTGGATGTTTGAGGAGTACAACGTAAGAGGCTACTACACGGCTAATTGGCGACAAAATCCTGCTTTAGCTTGTGGGGATGCCATTATGGTCGAAAATAGCTTTGGAGACGAAAAGAAAGCGCGAATTGTTAAGCAGAATTTTCAGTTTGAAGGTTTTCTTACAGGTAATACAGAAGCGATTGGAGGGGTTTAAGGCGAAATGGCAGATCCTTTTCTCGATGCAAAAACAGACTGGACACCCTTAGACTATTATAATCACACGGCTTTAAATCGAGTGGAAAATATGCTTACACTATTGAAAACAAAAGTAGAAGATTATCGCAAAACGACATTTACTTTACATATGCCTGTTTTAAATCGGACGGAGGAGGCTATCCCATTTGCAGAAGAATTATATTTAATTGAAAGAGATACGGCAATTTTAGGCGCTGCTTTAAATAATCCTACAGGATTCATTTCGCCTAAAATGGGTTGGACTTATAATTCGCCTTTTACATTCGAAGATGCAAACAGGTTAGAAAGTAATTTAGTCCTTTTAAATCATCACATAAAACTTCAATTAAATGCCCGCCCTTATTGTGGACAATATATTGTAGGAGACGAAGGAGTGAGTTAATTTGCCATATACACCGACAAATTGGGAAAATAGAGAAGTAGAAAGACCACGAACATATACTTTTCAGAATAATGGAGACGGAACAACGACCTTGATCCCTGCAGAAGGAAACATTATTAGCGAAGGGACACCTATTGTAGCCGAAAATCTGAACAATATGGAGGAAGGAATTGACAACGCCCTCGATGCAACGATAGGCGGGACTGTTTCGGGCGATGTAACTATATTTGGGAATCTAAGCACAGGTGCAAATAATACAATTTACACGAATAAACTTCAATCGGGATCACAACCATTAAAAATACAAAGTAGCTCTAATGATATTTTATTTATGCATTCAAGTGGCAATTGGCTTAAAATCAACAACAATATGCTTCAAAACCCTACAGGCGATGGAAATATGATTCTTTCAGCAGGGGATGGGGCAGGACTTTTAATTTTAAAATCGCCTACAAACACCATACGAATGATGAGTAATGAGGTACGTGTGGCTAATGTGAATTACGATGGCTATGTACCTATTTTTGCAAGCGAATTTACAAATGTGTCTAAAAGAGAGTTAAAAAAGAACATTGTACCTTTTGAAGCAAACGCAGAAACGATAATTAACGGGGCTATGGTTCGACAGTTTCAATTTAAGACCGAATCGGACACGGATCTCCCTCATATCGGCTTAATTGTAGATGAAGCGCCTTTAGAAGCCATAAACCCTAAAGGGGACGGAATCGATTTATATGCCATGATCTCAATTGCATGGAAATCAATTCAAGAACTATCAGCAAAAGTTACCGATTTAGAAAATCAAATACAGGCGAATCCTACACCTTAGATGGGAGGAGAGTGTTGTGCGTGATTGGCTTTTTGATCAAGTGTATTCTTTTAATTGGATTATTTTTATTAGTATTATGGTTTTTAATGTCGCGTTAAGCAAAAGCAATACTCAAAAAATGATACATGAGCAAAGCAAAGAATTGTACTTGGAAATTGAAGAAGTAAAAGACACAATGAGAGAGCTATTAAAATGAGCGAACAACTATATATCGCAATCATCGAAATGTTTATAGGCATTGTCATTGAAGGGATCTTGCTTTCGATGGTCTTTGCCTTTATTGCTAATCAAACAAGCGAGAAGCAAAATAAAGCCTTAAAAAGCGAAATGGGAAATATCGAGATTCAAAATAAATTTATTTACGAGCAATTAAAAAAAGATATCAGCAATGCCAAAACTGAAATCATAAGTCAAATCAAAGAAAGTGAGTGTAAAAAATGAACTTTGATTTAAATGTTATCAGCGCGAACTCGATCATTATTGTGCCTATCGTTATCGCATTGGTACAGGCGATAAAAATGATGCCGTGGGTAAAAGATTACCATTCGCCTTTAATTAGTATCGTGGTCGGGATGCTCATTGGTTTTTTAGCTGATCACGGCAATGATGATTTAAGTTCGACTGTATTAAGTGGTGTTGTTTACGGGCTTATTGCGTCTGGACTTTATTCTGGAGTCAAGACGACTATGGTAGCTCGTATTCGAATGAAAGAGCAGCGCGAAAGAGAAGGACGGTAACAATTTCGGTCGAATTGCATAAAATATTTTAAAGGAGGTCATTTCTTGACAAAAATATTTTTAGATGCAGGTCATGGCGGTAAAGATTTTGGTGCGATTGGAAATGGCATTTCTGAAAAAAATATCGTGTTAAGTATTGTGACAAAAATAAACGATTATCTGAATTCCTACAAAAACGTTGAAACGATGCTCTCCAGAAGCAAGGATGCTTACTTATCTTTAGATCAAAGGACAGATCAGGCGAATCAATGGGGCGCAGATGCTTTTCTTAGTGTCCATATAAATTCGGCTACAGATCAAAGTGCGCGAGGATTTGAGACATATATCTATCCCACATCAGGCGCAGATACCATTTCATTCCAGAATGTTATGCATGAAGAAATCACTAAACAGATTTCAAGCTATCTGGGCTTTAGGGATCGCGGAAAAAAACGTGCCAATTTTCATGTTTTGCGCGAATCGAATATGAAAGCTTTATTAACTGAAAATTTGTTTATTTCAAATATAGCTGATGCAACTTTACTTAAAACAGACCAATATCTATCTAGTGTAGCATTGGGTCATGTAATCGGTCTAGAAAAGTTTTTCGGGTTAGAACGCATAGATCCGACACCAAATAACAATTCGACCTTATTTCAAGTGATAGCAGGTACATTTACAGAATATGAAAATGCCCAAAAAAAGGTAGAAGAACTAAAAAAAGATGGGCATGAATCTTTTATCCAAGAGAAACACTAATATTAGGTTTGAGTTTGTTGTTGGTTTCATGTGTGTTTTCCCTTCAAAAGGTCGCCTAACATTCACGGGCGATCTTTTTTCAATTACCCTAAAGATTTTACGGTCTGGATATATCCGCAATGGGTGCATTCATAAGTTTCATTCAATAATTCTCTCCGTGAATCTGGATCATATTTGATAAATTGAGCTTCTAATTTCATTTCGCCTGAAGTGCATTCTTTGCAAGTCAAAACATTCGCCTCCAATAATTTCTAGCACTATATTTAGCAAAAAACCAAATGATAGTAGTACATACCTTTGGGTATTTAATGGGCTTAACACACCAAACCATGCTCTAGAGCATGTAAGCCCTGCAAATCTTTCTGGTTTACTGACTTTTATTCGTTTCCCATTTGGAATCCTCCTTTCTTGTAAATCATGTTTACCTCCTAGAAAACTTTATAAACCATTACGCCCTTATTGTAGCACGGCAATAAGAGCGTAATGGTTTATTTCCATGTCAAAGAGCATTTTTCCTGTTTAAAAAAATTTTTTTCGGAAAAAATATTAGTGTAGGCTTCTTGTGCTTATTATTTCTCCTGTATGACATTTGCTTTTCAATTTACTTTCTGATCCCACAGAAAAATCTCAGTCTTTTTCTACAAAAACCGTTGTTTTGGTATCCTCCTTGCAACGGTTTTTTGTATTTATTTATTTTTGTTTCTTAGTAGCTCCATCAAGCGTTTCACTTCTTTTTTCGCCTCTGCAATTTCTTCGGGTGTTTTTTCTGGATTAGTTAATACGGCTAATTGGGTTTCGAGCGTTTCGGAACTAGGTTTTGAATCGGTCGAACCCTCTGAACTAAGTTCTGAATCATTCGCAACCTCTCCTGATTGTCTCAGAAATGCCTTAAATTCGTTCGAACGCTGTTCTAGGGATACTTGCCCCATTTCGGGCGTTACCTCGTCAATTTGAGCCGTTTTGGGCTTCTCAGGCGTATTCTTTTGGGCATCAAGATAAAATTGAATTCTTTTTGCGAATAAAGCGAAATATTGCGCTTCTGTTTTCATTTTGACTTTTCCACTTTCGGCATCTTCAAATAATTTCGCTTTAATTTCTTCTAGTGGCGTGTCTTTATAAATCTCTTGAAAAGTTTTATCAATTTTTAAAATATCATCACTACTACTACTAATAACTAAATCTCTATTAGTCTTTTTAGTAGTAGTACTAACTAACTTTTCTTTTTCACTTTTACTTTTAGTAGTTTTAGTTATCGGGTGCAGATTTTGCACTGGTAGTAGTGCAGATTCTGCACTGGTGTCGTGCAAATCCTGCACGGGTGCAGATTCTGCACGGGTTCTTTCGTCCTGCTTTTCCTCTTCTTCGGAATCAGACTTTTGGACTGGTGCAGATTTTGCACTGGTCAATTTTTCGGCTATTTCAAAGTAATCATTCAATATATAATTATTCGATTTTCCTGCTTCGCGCTTAACTACTATAAAAGTCATTTTTTCTAATTCTTCTATAACATTTATAGCCGTTCTTCTCGATGCACAAATTGCGATAGCTATTGAATCTATACTCGGAAAAATTTTTTTCGCCCTAGCGTAAGAATATAAAAACATATAAGCGAGTTTTTGATTAGAATTTTTAAAAAGTGTTTCACCTTGAACTAGTTTATTATCGTAAGTCGTCCACGGTTCTTTTACTCTGCTTTCAAAATTGGACATTTTATTTTCCTCCTAATTTGTAATAGACAAAATCAGGAAGGCATACTATAATAGAGTTATCGACTTAGTACTACCAACCGCAACCTCCGATCTTCCAAATCGGGGGTATTTTTTTGTCTATTTTTATTTTAAGGCGAAACGCAAAAAGAAGCAAGAAAAATTTTCCTTTTCTTACCCAATGCCTTTATGATATAGTATACTTACGAACTATATTTTTCGAAATTTCTGTCTATACTGTTTTAGTAGGGTAATTAAGAAAGGAAGGTTCTAAGTGGCATATAAGGAGAATATCGAGAAGTTATTTATGGAAGAAGTGAGAGAAAAGAAGAAGACGGGAACAGGCGCTTTTCATATGCGCGGTAAAGGGATTAGAAACGGTTCAAACAAAGCTCTACGGACACCTTATCACTTTATGAAGACAAAAGAGAGAAATCAATTAAATGGAGAGGTTGAGACTTATAACATGTACACAACAATTATACCACGGGAAGAATTCTTTTTAAAAGAATTAGAGACTCAAAAAGAATTATTAATTAAATGGCGCGAAATTTTTGATAATGATAAAATTAAAGACGAAATGGGAATTAGCAATAAAATGTATTTTGATTTAGTAAATGAATTAGAGTTACCAAAGAAGCGCAGAGGTGGCACGGCAAATGTTCAAAAAGGAAAGCTTAAAAAACAAGCGCAAGAAAAGTCTAAACCTTCTAATAATGTGCAACTCGACTTACCAGAATTGGAATCTATACATCGAAAACCGATTATACAACCAAAAGCTCCAGTGCAAAAAATTATTACAAAAGGACTTTACTTAGAATATAACGGAGACTATGATGCAGAAGCATTAAATAAACTTTTTACAAAATTACAACTAATATTAGATGGAGAATCAAATAAATTTAATATCTCTCTTTCTTTGACTGAAAAAATAGATTGAACACATACTATAACAGGCTACAAAAAACTCCAACTATTCAAAGAACGCTAATCGGAAAATTAGCGTTCTTTTTATGTTTAAATTTAAGGCGAAACGTTTATATTGATAACATCGTATTTAAAGCGAGCCAATAAGGGCGAAAAGTACAGGGTAGGACTTTTATTGTTCGCTGCTTTTTTTGCGCGATGACCTTTAAAGGCGATTTACTTCGAGAAAAGTAGATTCAAAAAAGGTCGTTCTCTCATTTCTGAAAGAGCGACCTTTTTCAATTCTTCCTCGAAAGGTGAAAAACGGATGGTTTGGACTGCTAAAGATATCATATGTCAAATGTATCTTTTTAATCCCTATTTCATTTCAGTCGAATTTTAATTTAAGTATTTTAGATCCACTAAGCTAAATTTTTCTATAGCTTTCGTGCTTAGAGATTGATCGTCTCTAAGTGTCTTGTGAACTTTGAAAAGAATAAAGCGATTTTTGTATTCCCGATGGATTGAATATACAAGTGAATCCATTGTGGCTATTTTTGCGATATATAGAGCTACATCATGCGAATGTTGAAGATGTCTAGCGTTGCAATACTCTTCTAAAAACTGAGTGGAAAACTTCTCATAAAGCATGTTAAATGTAGATTGTCTATACATCATTTCTATTCTTCACCTCCTTTTCTTTATATGTCTATGCTACGCCCTTTGCGTTTAGTCTTCCTATATGATAAAGTTGTTTCACCGTCCCATTGTCATTCCGATTATTGATTCTGTAGGATCGTTGTTGATCTGTTTGCGGAGTGATTATTTAAACTCACGAAAAAAACCACACTCATAATAAAAGAGTGTGGTTTTTTTGTGCGGGATAGAAATGGCTTCATCAATACATTTCGCGATCAAAAAAAAGTAGAAGGATAGTAATAGAATGAACATATCTATATAGAAGTATTCCAATCGATAAATATTTTTTAAAAAAACTCTTGCAAGTTGCTGACAGATATTATAAGATATTCATGTAGCAAACAAACCTACTAGGAGGATCTTATGAGATTTATAAATGTGGAGTACAAACGATTCGCTCAACACTATATCGAAATGTTTGATATTTGGGGCGAACATCAACTAACAGTAAATGCATTAAGAGAAGCAGGAGAAGAAATACCAGACGAATTGGCAAATGAATTAGTGCGCCATTCTGTTATCGTCACAATTCTGGAAGATACGGCATTAAAAGTTTACGGAAAAAATCATGAAGAATTATTTTCGGATGCCGTTGTATTAGAGTCGAAACCAACTAAGGGGAGAAATTAAAATGACAAATATAACTGAATACGGGCTAATCGAGCAGGACATAACACGATCACTTTTTGAAACTCTGAGCGAAGTGAGTCAGCGTATTTATTGTAGCGAAATGGCTAAAACAAAAAAGAGAGCTACCCATTGTTTCACTTACTTACTTGCAGGCGAATTAAAAAATGTGTATTGGACTTTAGAGAATCACGAAATCGAGCGAATTTTTAATTTTGTAAACAAAAAGCTCGGAACAGTCATACAAATAATTGACATGCCAGATACGCCCGAAAAACAAGCAGGTTTAAAGGCTTATCGTGTACGATGCGTGGAAACAAAGGGAATTGAAGGGGATATGAAAGATGCAGGAACAAATAGCTTTAATTGATAAGGAGTTAAGGGCGATGTTTCCGCATGCGCCCTTTTCTCGTATTAAGCAGGAATTACTAACTGATCAGACTGCCATTATTGTAACATTAAAACAGTATCGAGGGCTATTGGAATATCGATTAAAAAATTATCGACCAAAAAAGGCGAATCAAATGAAATCCATTCGGACCGAAATTCTTCCCGATTGGTTTGAAGAAACACCTAAAAACGATGGATGGGGAGGAATGAAGCCTGTCTTAAAAGAAATGTTGGATAATCCTCCAAAGAAAACACCCGAAGAATTACAAGCATTAAAAAGAGAAATCGATAAAAAGCTAAAACAATTGCGAGATTGAAGTCCACACTTTGTGGGCTTTTTTATTCTGTAAATGATCAATACTTGACTTTCCATAGAATTATATGGAATACTGTTCATAGAATTCTATGAAATAAGGTGAAAAAGTGGAAAAACGTATATGCAAAAAATGCAACAATTCATATCCACTTAATAAAGAAAATTTTCCTGTACAAATAAAAGATGGGAGAATGTATTTTTATTATGTTTGTAAAGAGTGCAAAAGATATGAGGATTCAATTAGGTATAAAGAAAAAAAATTAAAGGCTGAAATTGCAAAAGATGAAGCGTGGAAAGATCCATTTAGAGATAAAATTTTCATATGTAAACATTGCGGAGAAAAAAAGAATTTCGACCAAATGCGTGTCAACGCAACAAATAAAGCAATGGATTCAAAATGTAAAGCTTGTTACAACAAAAAAAGCAAAGAGTATAAAGAAAATTATGATGCGAATTGTTTTATTAGATCACAAAAAAAGGGAGCTAAACAATGACTGCAACTACTACAAATATAATGGTTCAACAAACAACTGATTATGAAAAATTTTCTTTTATATCTGGAAATAGGAATATAAGTAAGGCGAATTTAAAAAAGCTTTTAAATAGCATGGAAGAAGAACAATTAATCATTCCTATTATTGTCAATGAAAAATATGAAATTATTGATGGACAACATCGTTTTACAGGTTGCAAAGCTTTAAAAAAGCCCGTTTATTATATTGTTAATCAGGGTTATGGAATCGACCAAGTTAAAAGAGCGAATACAGTTGGGGCGAATTGGGACAAAGAGGATTTTTTAAATACTTATGTTCAAGAAGAAAATGAAAATTATATCATGTTAAATGATCTAAAGAAAAAATATGGTTTGCAAATTGGAATGTTATTAAAAATTTTCGCCTCATTTCAAAATAAATCAGACTTTCTTATTAATAGCGATTTCAAAAAAGGTAATCTTGAAATAAAAGAAGAATATCATGGTGTAGAATTTTTCTGTAATCAATTAGAAATGTTTTCAAGTTACAAAGAATATAAGGCGAATGCTTTCATTTCAGCCTTTTTGAAATTATATTTTTATGAAGATTACAAACCAGAAATAATGATAAAGCAAGCAGAAAGATGGGCAAGTTCTCTTGATCCAAAAAGTAAATCACAAGAGGCATTATTAGAAGAATTATGCAAGTCGGTTTATTCCTATCGTTTAGTGAAAGATCAAATATTTTATAGCAGACAAATGAAAAGATTTTTTAAATAATTTTTTAGGCATATTTCAATTCGCCCATTGCATATAATTTAAAGTGAACCAAAGGAGGCGAGGTTTGTTTGATTGAACAGGTGCAAAGGGTAAGCACTGAATTTCGTTTTTTGAAGGAAGAACCTGTAAAAATCACCAATCAAAAATGGATCTGTAAGCCTTTTTTAAAATCACTCAGGAGAGAGGAAGAAGAACTACAGAATTATTTTTTTTACACGGAAATTTTCAAGGATTTTTTCAAAAAATAAGCTTACCTTGTATTGTAGCCAATATTCATTCTCTGACTTCCCGTTTCCATTCGCCCATTCCATGAAGATCAACTCAATAGAAAAGCCATGACGAGTGGAGTCATGGCTTTTTTTTAAACAGTTCGTTCAACGATATAATGAATTTGGGCTTTAATTAAAGTCAGTTGCTTTTCTGAAAGTTTTCTTCCGTCCCATAAAATCGTTTCGCCCGAATCGATTTCTTTTTTCAATTCGATTTTCGGCTTTATTTTTCGTTTGCTTTTTGGGCGCTCGATCTTATCGGTGTAACCAAAAAGATAATCCATAGAGCAACCATAAAACTCCGATAAAGCAATGAGTGAAGGCAATGACGGGTAACGATGGTTTAAACTCGCCTCGTTTGCCTCATAACCTTGTAAAGTCGATTGACCTATATTCACACCTTCCTTTTTTAATTCGGCTACTACACGGGCGGTACTCATTTCTATAGCATTACGAGCCTTTTTCAATCGCTCATTTAAAGGTAAATTATATTTATTCCGTGAAACTTCTTTAGGAAATCCACTAGGGAAATTTTTTTCTGCTTCTACTATATGCATAAGGCGATCCTCCTTGTTTGTTCTTATTAGATTAAGTTTACTATGATTCGTCCAAAAGGTAAATGAAAAAGTTCTTGCTTTGTCTGCAAGTTGCTGATATAATAAGTTTGTAAGCAACTACAACAACGGGAGTGAAACACATGAGAGTATTAGCAATCACAAGATTTCCAGACGATTCATTTATGATTACAGGTTGTAAAGCTAAAACATATAAATCCGTTTGGGCTTCAAAAATGAAAGTGATTCATCTTAAAAAGCGCATTGATGATATGGTTTATATCACAGGGTATTCAGTAAAAAAATACAAAGCACATTGGGAAAGAGGAGAAAAATCATGTTAGAAAATAAAGAACGGGTAGAAATTTCTGTCGGCAAAAAATTCACTTTGTTTCAAGAACGCTACACCACTCTTAATGATGGTTGCTATTTTGAAGCACTAGAAGACAATCAGGGATTTTTTATGACCATCTATTTAGGTGGTATGGATCAGGAAGAAAAAACAATTTTGGAAAGCCAAGACATTCAAGCCCGAATGATTCAAGATGGCAATAAAATTTTAGGACTCATTCGATATGAAAATTCGCCTTTAATTTTCGAAATGAGTTTCGATCCCACTTTATATAAAGATAAAAGAGCGATGCAAATTGTTTTTGATAATCATATGTTGACGGTCACAAGTGTTGAGAGATCAACCAATGTAGTCCAAACATTAAGAATGGCTAATTTCCCAATGAAATTAAAGCAAGCGTTTATAACAGGTTGGACAGATGCTTTTCAAGAAGAAAATTATTCTGAGAATTATACAAAATGGCTAAATCGTTTATACCAATACGACACATGGACATTGTGGGAGAATGCTACAGATGTAGGTTATTTCGGAGAAAACGGATTGCTTGAATGGGAGGGAAAAAAATAATGGAAAAAGAAAAATTTGTGCGAGTTTTAACTTGCAAAACAGGCGAAACGCCAAAAGTAAAAATGATCGAAAATACACTAGCGAACTTACAAAAGTTCGTTGGTGGCTATATAGAAGTATCTTATGCCGTGGAAGGAATTACTATGATCATAAATGAGGAGGGCAAGATTCAAAATTTAAATCCAAATTTTATCATTCGATCATTTGATGTAGTAGTAGGGGATGTTTTATTTATAGGGAGCGCTGACGAAGAATTCGCCAGTATTTCAGATGATGAAATTTTAACGGTTATTGCTTATTTGGGCGATATTGGCAGAGTGAAAATAGATAACCTGATTAAAGAGGGATTTTTAAAACAAATGATTGAATCGAGAGTGAATTTAGTATGATCACACCAATTGACCCGATTAAACGGGAATGGATGAAAGAATTGAGAAATGAAAAGAAATTGAAAACAAGGGAAATTGCTGAGATATTTGATATTTCTTTTCAACATTACAATGATATCGAAAACGGTAGGCGTAACCCTAGCATTGAATTGTCTTTAAAAATGGCTGAATTTTTCAATACGCCTCTAATTCATTTTTTTGAAGACAGAACGAAATTTAAGCGCGAAATAAAAGAAGAATATTCAGTTGAAGAAGACGAGGTTATTGTGGATAAAGAATAAAATAAATAAGATCAAGGATGGCAGTCCATGATCTCAAAGGAGGTGTGACCCTCTTGAAAAATGTTCTCGACAAACATTCATACACAATCATTTTAGTTGTGGTTTCTATTCTAGCAGAAATGGCGATTGTTGCCAATCTATAATTATCAAGTAGTCCCGTTTGGGGCTATTTTTTTTGTCCAAAATAAAGCCTAAAAGGAGTGAATGATTTGAAACGAATTTTAGATAAGTCAAATATGACAGAAGCAGATTGGCAGGAATATCGAAAAAACCAAAAAGGATTAGGGGGATCGGATGCCTCAATTATTTTAGGACTGAATCCTTACAAATCAGCCTTTTCTTTGTGGCTTGAAAAAACAGGACAAACCAAAGCGCCCGAAATTGACAATGAATATATTGAGTGGGGAAATTTGCTCGAACCTGTGATTCGGAACCAGTTCCGAAAAATAACAGGTTTCGAAGTAGTCGAAAATCACTTTGTTTTGCAACATGACGAGCATGATTTTATGGTTGCGAACCTAGACGGGGAAGTGGTTGACCCTCAGTTCGGAGGTGAAAGAGGTGTGTTGGAAATCAAAACTACTTCCGAACGAAATAAAAGCGATTGGGAAGAAGGATGCCCCGATCATTATATGATTCAGATCCAACACTATTTAGCCGTTACGGGCTATTCATATGCTTATGTCGTGTGTTTATGTGGAGGTCACAGTTTTAAATATTTTTTGATTCATCGAGACGATTATGTGATTGATAAAATAATTTCGGCTGAAATGGAATTCCAAGAATGTGTGCAATCGAATCTTTCGCCTGAGATCACAGGAAATGAAAGTGACTCAAATTATTTAGCAGCGCGATTTTCTATCGACAACGGGGAGGAGCTTGAATTGACCTCTGATCAAGAAAAAAAGGCTCTCTTATATATTTCCATTCAAAAAGAAATAAAAGCCTTACAAGAGCAAGCAGAGGCGATTAAGAACCAATTGAAATTAGTTGCAGGAGAAACCAAGATATTTAAAGGGCAAAAAGTAAAGATTTCTATGCCGACAATAAAAAAGATTGCATTTGATAGTAAAAGATTCGCTTTAGATCATTCAGACTTATATGAAAAGTACAAAACAAAAGAGTCGATTTATCGAAGTTTCCTTGTAAAAAAAATATAAAATAAGTCTTGCAAATTGCTGACAGAATTGATACAATAAGGGAGTAGAAAAATACACTTTATGAGAAGGGGAGAAATGCATGGAGGAAAGAAAAAAGAATCCTATGAAAGAGTTAGCAATGCAGTTGGCTCATGCAATAGACGACCAAAAAAGAATCATGGAAGAAGATTTAAGAGAACATCAAATACAAGAAATTCGAGCGTATCATACTTATGTTATTGATGAAATTTGGAAAGCAGGCTATGACATTCAAACCATGTTATTCCTAGCAGACGAATACAAAACTTTGACATGGGAATTGTATCGGGATTGGGTGTACATCTAATGAATTTACACATACCGAACCTTAAAAAGCATTATGACAAAACCACTAAAATTTTTTATTATTATTCGGACCAATTATTAAAAGATGATATTTTGATTAAATTTAAAACGGACGAGTATTTGAGTATAGCTATTTTGGATCATAAAAATGCACAAGAGTTTATTATGACATCTGGCAGTCTTCCGCCTGTTCAATATAGGCGAATTGTAAAAGACATTTTATCGATCCATGAACTCAGCACAAAAGTTGAATTTACTCAAACGATTCGTGAGTTAGCAGTCGCTTTTGTGACAGGTCGAAAGCAACAAACGAAAGAATTAGCCGAAGCAATGTTTTCACAATTAGTTTGGGAATTAACATTAATCGAAACGGTCGAAATGCAAATGAAAGAGGCGAATGAAAATGAGAACCAGACGCTTAATTCATAAAAAGAGAATCAATAAAATTACCGAAGCTGAATTTAGTTATGAAGATGTTTCCATTTGGCAAGACGGGGCATTGGTGCTTCTTACAAAAGAGGAAATCGTTGAGTTAGCCCAAATTATCGTGAATGAAGAACACGACTTAAACTACTTAGAAAAGACAGGGGAAAAGAAAAAATGGCTGAATTAACAATAACAATTGTAATCGATGATGAAAGAATTTTCGAAATACTAGAGGAAAACGATATTAAACCGAGTCAAGCGAAAGTAAATAAATTAAAGAAAATATTTTTAGAAGTTGAATCCGATTATTACGCAGATTTTGAAGAAGGTTTGGACGAAATTTTAGGCGAATTAGCTCAAGAAGAATGGGGCGAATAGAATTAAGAAAAAAAAGCGAAATGGCTACCAACTTTTATCGCAAAAAAGGGATCTTCACGAAAGAAAGCTACCGAAAAAACCAATTTTGAAATTAAGTAAACGAAATATTTAAATACAAAAAAGACCGTGGCATAAACGCTACGGTCTTTTTTGCACAAGTAAAAGAGATACAGATTACACTACATGAGATGGATATTAAACAGGACAAGAATGTAAAGAACACAAACGAACTACACAAAAGAATGGGATACTAGAACCTATTTCTATTATAGGCGAGTTAAAAAAAATTAAACATGATTTACCAAAGAAAATATTGTCAAGAATAGGAATCAGGGATAACCCTGTTTTTTATTTTTAAGGAGGAATGAAAATGACCAAAACGGCATCAACACAAGGTCTACAGAATGCTTTACAAGAAAAAAAGAATGTGCCATCTACAGGGGTAGATCCCTACAAGAAAGCCCAATCTTATTTAAAAGCTATGTTGCCTGCGATCACGGAGGCTTTGCCGAAAAGCAAAGGAATGGACGCGGAACGATTAGCCCGAATCACTTTGACCACGTTAAAAACAAATCCGAAATTGTTGGAATGTTCGATTGAGAGTTTATTAGGTTGCGTTCTCACAAGCGCCCAGTTAGGCTTAGAACCTTCAATTCTCGGCTCATGTTATTTTATACCCTATAAGGGAACGGCAAGCTTTCAGATAGGCTACAAGGGCTTAATCGATCTTGCTTGTCGAAAAGGAGAAGTTCTTTCGATTGTTCCAAAAGAAGTTCGAAAAGGAGATACCTTTCACTATGAATATGGACGGGCTGAAACATTAAAACATATTCCTGCTCCCAATCATGAAAGAGGCGAAATTGAATATTTCTATGCGTATGCGAATTTGAAAAATGGGGGCTTTGTTTTTGATGTAATGCATATTTCTGAGATTGAGAAGATTAGAGATTCTTATTCGATCTCTTACCAGTACGATAAAAAAGGCTCAATTTGGGCGAAAAATTTTGAAAGTATGGCAATGAAAACCGTAATCAAACGTTTGATTAAATATTTGCCTATTTCGGTCGAAACCCAAAGTGCCGTTGCCAACGATGAAACCATTCGGAAAGATATAGGTGAAATGCCTACAATCATTGAAAGCGAACCACTCGAAACATTTACAGTCATAGCAGGGACAGGGGAGATAATCGATAATGAAAATGAATAGAACGAAAGAAACGGCTAACGTAGAAATTAGATTCGATGATGAAATAATTCATATAACCAATGCTTTTATTGGTGGTCAGATTTCCGAGGAAGACGGTTCGGTTATGGGCTTTTATGGGGGTAGTCTGGATGTGGGCGAAATGGGCATATCGTTAATGTGCTTGCTAAGAGGCGCGATAAAAGCATTTCATGAAGAATGCGAGTTGTCTTTAGAAGAATGCGAAAAATTAATTCTCGTTTGCTTAACTGAGGCGTTTCATAGAGAGGCGCAAGAAAAGTCAAAAGAAGCGATGCAAAGAGAATTATATAAAGTTGTTAATCGTTTCATGAAGAACCAAAATTAATCGTGAAATAAATTTAAATTCTAGGTAATCATATTAAAACAAGGTCGAAACTGTGACCTTGTTTTTTTATTTATAAACAACTAGGAGGATTCAAATATGGACAGAGAATTTAAAGGCGTATGGATACCAAAAGATGTACTAGAACGGGGAATGTTGACGATCACGGCATGGTGTTTAGAAGAATATCAGGTCGATTTATTAGCCGAGAATCCACTAGAGGGGGATTCATTTTGATGGAAAATAAGCCTAATTATTACGCCAATATTCCTGCTAATGTCCGATACGATAAAGATTTAACGGCAAGTGCTAAGTTGCTTTATGGAGAAATTACGGCTCTTTGTAATTCAGAAGGTTATTGTTGGGCGGGGAATCCTTATTTTGCCGAATTATATGGAATGAGTACAAGAAATATCAGCAGGCTTATTTCGCAATTAAATAATAAAGGCTATATCAAAGTGGTGGTTATTAATGAATTCGAACGAAAAATTTATCTTTCAATAGCCCACGACAAAAATGTCGTACCCCACGACAAAAATGACATAGGGGTAGGACAAAAAAGTCGTAGGGGGCAAGACGAAAATGTCCAACCCCCCCACGACAAAAATGTCTACAAGAATAATACATCTTTTAATACTACAAGTAATACTACAAGTAATAATAAAAAAATAAACAAAAAAGAATCCAAAACAGTCGAATTGAATGACCACATAGAAAATGAATTCCAAGCTTTTTGGAACATGTACCCCAAAAAAAGAGGCGGGAAAGAAAATACCAAAAAAAGTTTTATAAAAGCGAGGAAAATCAAAAAAATCCCGTATGAAACAATTATAAACGGGTTAAACATGTATATAGACTACATAAATTCGAGCGAAACGGAAGAAGAATTCATTGCCCACGGTTCTACATGGCTGAATCAAGAGCGATGGGAAGATGAATATTTAGCCGTACCCAAAAAGAAAAAGCTTAAAAACTTCATGGATTTATTAGATAACGATTTTAGAGGTGAATTTACTAATGGACATGAAAGAAACGCTGAAATTATTGACCACGATACAAGCTACTTACCCTATCCATAGGGATAATTGGGAAGATGAAAATCAAATACGATTAAAGGCGAAAATGTGGCACATTCATTTCGCAGAATTCGAATTTGAAGAAATGTTTGAAGCGCTGCTTAAATATGCTTCGGTCGAAAAATTTCCGCCATCTATCGCTGAATTGAAGCATCTTGTAGCTAAAAGCAGGAATCCAGAAGCGTTCAAAACAGGCGAAAATGCTTGGGACGATGTGATAAAAAGTGTGAAACGATTCGGCTATTATCAGCAAGAAAAAGCCTTTGAAGGGTTCGATGTGCAGACAAAACGTTTGGTGCAATCTTTGGGATGGGGCGCAATTTGTCAATGTGCAGAGGATAAAATTGGAATCATGAGAAGTAATTTTTGTAAAATGTGGGATTCCGTTAAAACCGAGGAAAAAGAGTCCCAATTATTCCCTATCGAAGTCATAAAACGCTTGAAAGAGCATGAATCTAAAAAGTTGGTGAATCCTAAATGACTTGTTTTTATTGTCATGGAGTCGGTTGGATTTTGACTAAAAAAGACGCACCTAGTCCACCATATAGCAAAGGGCAACAACTAGAATATGGGACAAGGTGCGTGTGCCAACATGAAGCGAAAAGACCGAATCATCCGTGATCTAAAATGACCCAACATGCCAATCGTGGGCAACATCTAGAAAATATGGTTGAACAAACCAATTCGGCTTATATGCGAAAAGGATTAGCTATTATTTCGAAGATCCCGACTCCGTGGAAAATTTTACGCACGTATAATCCGTACACGAAACAATACAAGATTAATAATGCATTTCCAGAGAAAAAAAGCACCGTGGATTTCGGAGGAACGGCTTCAAATCAGTCGGTTTGGTTTGATGTGAAATCGACTCAGAATAAGACCAGATACCCGTTAGGGAATATCTACGGGCATCAACGGGAATACTTGTTAAACGTAGCTAAACAGGGCGGTAAAGCCTTTATTTTGATACACTCGACCGTATTGGAAAAAACATGGCTACTTTGGATTGATCAATTAATTAAAGCGATAACCGAAGAAGATGCAAAAAGCCTATCTTTTGAATGGTTAAACAAGCATTGTGAAGTAGTGAAATCGCAAAACGGCATTCTCCTTGATTACTTGCCCTTAGTTTTAAAGCGAAAAGAGGACTGACAATGCTACTAGACCGTGATATACTAGAAGAAATTTTATATTTCACTTGCGCCATTTTAAAAAAGCATTTTTTCTATGACGAAGAAAGCATTATGCGTTTTTTACATACATTTACCGATACGCTCGAATGTGAATTAAATCAATTCGGAAATTGGGCGAATCAACAAATACAAATCCAACTAAAATACGACCAAAGCGCCCGTTTTTATTTCACAAGTTATTTTGTCAGTGTTAATTTACGGAATGTCATGGTTGAGCATTTGCATTTCTCAGAAACGGAATTAGAAGCCTTTGACAATGTTTTGCCCAAATATTCAGAGGTGATTGAGAGTGTTAAGCCGTGTAACCAGAGAGCGCATTATTGAAAATTACTTAAATAAATATATTACATATCAGATTGGCATAAAGAATTGTGAAATCCAGTTGGATTACATGATGCCAAGCCTCACTTGTCGCTATGAATCGGACGGAAAAAGCGCCAATTATTTTATAGCCAACGACACGGAACAAGTCGCTCTCGACCGAATTTCGAGTAAAAGAGCTTTAGATTTACTAGAAGAAATCGAGCAATTCAAATTGATTTTAGTCAGTATCGATAATGCCATGTCTGAACTGGACGATAAACAAAAATCTTTTCTAGAATTGCGCTATTTTAAAGGACTTAAAATGTATGAGATCAAGCCCTTAATGCATGTTTCGGACGAAAAAACACTTTATCGAATTCGCAGACAAATTTTAGATAAATTTTTAATCAGCCTTAATAATTTAATTTGTTTAAAATGAGCATCCTACTACAGGAGGTGCAACATGACGATAAAAAAAATCCTGTTAGCAAGTATGGCTATATTATTTTTAACAACGCTCAACGCTCAAAAAGGACATGCACAAGATACAAATATTCATGTGGTTCAATCGGGCGAAAGCATGTGGAAAATCTCAGTAAAATATCAAATCGGGCTAACTGAAATAATACAGGCGAATCCAACAGTAAAGAACGCTGCTTTAATTTATCCGAATCAAAAACTCAATATCCCGAATATCGATACAGTCAAAAATGTGGAATCTGAAATCTTAACGCTTGTAAATAACGAGCGACAAAGACAAGGGTTGCGCCCATTAGCAATGGATTGGGAATTACAACGAGTCGCAAGAACAAAGAGTCAAGACATGGCAGTTAGGGGTTATTTTTCGCACCAATCGCCTACATACGGCTCACCCTTTGACATGATGAAACAATTCGGCATTCAATATAAAATGGCAGGCGAAAATATCGCATCAGGACAGAGGACCCCACAAGACGCAATGGTTTCGTGGATGAATTCAAGTGGACACCGAGCGAATATTTTAAAGCCTGAGTATACACATCTTGGCGCGGGCTATTATCGTGGTGGTTCATATGGACATATGTGGACACAAATGTTTATCACGAAATAGGGGCGAAATGATTTTACAATGTGATGGTTGCGGTGAATCTGTTTCAAAATGTGCGAAGATCCCGTGTGGATTTTTACTCGAAGTGGACAATCGTTCTACTCGACTAATCATGCCCACGGACAAGAGTAAATTCCGCAATTTTTGTATAAAGTGTTTATTCGAACAAAGCGAGGAGCTAAAAGAATGAAAACTATACTAGCGTTTACGATTTTAGCATGTGGATTCGCCCTTATTGGACAACCTGCACTCGCTAAAGATCCCGACATAATTGAATCCATACCTGCTTATAAATTAGTGGGCATATCATATCAAGCATGATCGACATAGATGCAGGTTCGCTTGTAGTAGGATTCTGGATCGCTATAATAGGCGGATTGTATCTCTTGATTCGAATGAGTAAGGGAGAATAACCCTTGATAATAGAAACATTAATGTATCTAGGTGTCATCTTTATCTTATTAATAATTGTGGTTTTTGCCGTTCATAAAAGGAAATAAAAGAAAGCCTGTGATGCGTACAGGCTTTTTTTATATAGAATATATTAGAAAGGATTTGATTGTCGGTGGTACATTATAAGATATGCAGAAGGTTTGATTCGGTGCGTATTTTATGAAAATATTCCAGATCGAAATATTCCAGATGAGTTTTTCCAGATGACATTTTTCCAGATCGATTTTTCCAGATGAGTTTTTCCAGATCGGATTTTTCCAGATCGACTTTTCTGAATCCTTTACCACGGTGACGCGCTACTGAGTTAAACTTTAACACTTCAACGCTTTAATTGACTAAAGGAAACTGAATAGAGTGAATTGTCTGATACTTTCACACACTAAAGTGTTAAACTTCAACGCGTTAGTGTACTAAAGTAATTCAATTGTCTGATAATTGATTCGCCTGTATTGGAAAGGGTAAAAATGGAAATCATTTCGCCTTAATCCAATTCGCCTATAATCAGAATATTCAAACTTCTTTAACCTCATTAAGAATACCACGTTAAAACAGGCATGTCAAACTATATTAATTAAACGCCTCTAGCATAGGCGTGACGCGCTTTTAAAATAAACCGAATAGGGTTATAAGGGAAATAAGTTAAAACGCGTACGCGTTAAAATGAAGCGCCTGATATGTATAAGCAAAAAACTTATACAAACGAATAGCAGGGTAAAAAGTGACTGCATAGAATCGATTGTGACGCGCTTAAAATCATTTCGAATACTAATACATACCAAACAAAAAGAATTAAAAAGCAAACGCTTACATAGGTATCTAATGGAATTCGCCTAAAATGAAATACAAACGAATAGCAGGGTAAAAAAGTGACTGCATAGAATCGATTGTAAGGCGTTTTAAAAAAAATCGCATACTAGGATAACCCTAAAAAAAATGGTCGAAAGCAATCGCTTACATAAAATTTTAAAAAGTGCTGCTTTTTAGGCATAAAAAAAAAGCCAATTTTATTTTTGGCTTTTTAACTCGCTCTTAATATGATCTTGTATCCATTTTGAAAATGTGATGCCTTTTTCGCTTAAATGGATCATAAACTCATTAGCGAGATTTTTGTCCATATCCACAACTAAACGACTTTTTTTCTCCGCGCGCTTTTTATGCTCTGAACTATAATCACGCGGTTTTTTCAATTCGACTGTATTCATTTTTTTGCCTCCATTTTTTTAAAAAGTAAGATCCTTTTAAAAGGATCTTATTTTGATATTCCAATTTGTTTTGCTAATGATTCCACACTATCTGTTTTCATTGCCGTGTAAACCGTACAAAAATAAGTATTATCGCCTTTTAAAACACCATGGTCTTTTAAATAATTCGCCTCTTTTAAATTATCATAACCCATTAAGTAAGATAGCGGAGTACCATAACCAATAGTCAAATCAGGATCTTTTAATTCTGTAGTCGTTTCAAGCCACTTAAAACCAATTCGCCTAAACATAGCAGGGTGAACAAGCGGAAATGTGAGTTTCAATAAGTTTAAAGCTTGTCCATATTCTTTAACGTTTAGCGTCATGCATGCAAGTGTTTTTTCGCTTGCATGACTTGAAAGAATATCAATCTTTACTCTAAAACCTTGTTTTTCAAGCGAATTGACAAGGCTTATAAAATTTATTCCGCCTTTAATCAAGTCATTAGGCGAAACTTTACTACTAGCACTGAAACTATAAACTAAGTGAATCATTTTATTTTTATGAACCTGCTTTTCTTTATTAATCATGGTGATTGGTAGATTCATTAAAGTGTGTGGGACATGAGGAACAAACCCAACAAAATCATTTTTCAATTTTGGTCGTGTGTCTTTGTCCATATTTCCCATTTTCAGAATACCACGTTTCATCTTTTCTAATGGATCTCTAAACCCTGATTTCATAACCTCCATTGCTTCATTATAGGTTTTAGTACCTGACCACGGTTTTTCCTTGTCTATCTCCTCACGTTGAGAAGCTAACGCCTCCTTATTCTTAAACGCGATATTTCGAATAGGTCGTGATTCCATTGTATCTAATAAAGTATTAAGTGACTTAAAATTTTCAGAAACTACTTTTTTATTTTTCATATTATGCAACCGCCTTTTTGAATGCTTGATAGTATTTGTTTTTTGAATCAATAGTCATATTTCGCGCTAACATATTAATATCATCTTGTGACATGCCTTTAATCACTGACATTTCCATTAATTCGACCATATCGAATAATTCGACCATATCGGAATCATTCATTAAATCAGCTATATTTCCAATCGCGCGATAAGACATTAAAACAGTTATTTCCGTATAGTCACTAGCTTTTCTCAACGCGTGGGCAAAATCTACTAATGATTGATCATTTTTCGCTACTGCTAAATCGATATTTTTATCATAATCAATTTTAATAGCTAAAAATCTATCTAATGTTGATAAGTCTAAGGGTTGTCTACCTGCATAGTCTACAGTAGCGCCACGCCCAATCGTATTTCCCGCGCTAATAACTACAAAGTCTTTATGTGCTTCTATTGTTTCGTGTGGGAAATCAAAATAACCATTAGCTAAACATGCATTCAAACCTACTAAAACATCACTCGCGCAACTGTCCATCTCATCTATGAAGAACAAACCGCCATTTTTAACCGCCTTATAAAAGTTAGTGCTATGATAGATCCCGTTTCCATCTTGATATCCAGTGAATTTAAACTCTTGCGTTATGGTAGACATTGGATAAAAATCTAGTTTTAAAAATTCAGCTATTTGTTTTGCAAGTTGACTTTTTCCCGTCCCTGCAGGTCCATATAAGTACACGGCTTTTTTCTTTTTAGCAAGCGCTACAATTTTATCGAATTTTTCATGGCGAATTTCATTTTTTTCGCCTGATTTTAATTTTTCGATTTCCTTTGTTTTAGCTTGTAATAATTCTTTCAGCTCTTGCATTTCCTTTGTATGATCTTGATTTTTACTATTCAATAATTCATTTATTCTAATCTCTTGCGATTTCGCTAGTAATTTAAGTTGTTCCATTTCCATCATTTCGCCTTCTTTTCTAGGCGATTCGCCTTTTTTATTTTTTTCAGCTTCTAAACGTTTAGCATATTCTAGTTTCGCAAGGCTTTTTTGCGCCCAATAATCTTCTACTAATTGACCTTTGATTTTATGGTTTGGTACGATATTAGGCTTAAAATCATTATCAGGATCATAAATCATGCCATAACGATAGGCGTAAAATACAGGCGTTTCGACCAAATTTTCAAGATCGGATAATAAAACCGCGATACTAATTTCAGAGCTTTTAAATTCTAGATTGCGATCCTTTAAAGAATCCGCGTTAGTTGATAGGGTTACAAGTTGTGGCGTTTGTTGTTGTGTGATTGTAGTCATTTTTCTTTTCTCCTTTTAATTGGGTTATATTTTTGAATCATTTTTAACTAGGAACAATACAGGCGAAACTTTTAAAACACTGGAGGAATAACACATGGAAACTATTTCCGTGTGTGTAAGCAACTTGCTTACAAACTTATCTTATAACAAATACGCGTACGCGTCAACTACTATTTTAAAAGAATTTAATTCTTTTTGATATTCTTTTTGGATCGATAGAAAAAGTAAAATGTATATTATAGAAGGAAAGTGTTTTTATGTCTTAAAAATGACATAAAAAAGGCGGTTTAAAAGCTTCTAAAATTGTTTACTATATAGAATAGAGAATTATAAATAGAAGGGAATAGAGGCGGTTTCCTATGCTTGTATCCTGCATATATTGCAATCACCTTCATAGTAGAAGTGTGACATGTAAGAAAAAAACTAAGGCGAAAAAAAAAGATCCTACTTATATTAGTAAATTCAGAAATACAAAAGCATGGCAAAAAAAGCGAAATGAAATAAAAAAGCGCGACAAACTTTTATGCCAATATTGTTTGCAGGATCATAAATATACTTTTATTAATTTAGAAGTGCATCACATAGAAGCGATTTCCGCGAATTGGGAAAAAAGATTAAACGACTTAAATTTAATCACACTATGCAGTAGTTGTCATAAAATGGCAGAAAAAATGGAAATAAAAAGCGACTTATTACAAAGGATAGCGATAAAAAACGCGTCCACGTTTTAACGCTCATAAATCGATTCTAAGCGACTTTATTTTCTAGCCTTACTCTAGTATTCAGAGCGAATTTAGACGCGATACGAGCGATTTCCCTTATAACGAATAGTGATTAATGAGAAGGATATACTGCATTTTTATGCAGGTTTTGCATAAAAGATTGTGCATAAAAAATACGGTTTTGTCGTCAAAGTGCTGACAAATAAGGGTTTGTTGATACCCTATGATGTATACATCTTTTTCACATCTTATGCATAATTGTCAACTTAGTTGACGATTCTATTCTAATGTAAAACGCTTACATTCTTCTAACTGAGAATAGCGATTCTCTAGAAAGAACAGAGAATAAAACGCTTACATTTTCTTTTTTGTTTTTAATTTGTATATCTTTAATGTGAACTATTTAAATTCAGGCGAATTGAATTAAAGATATATTAAGATTACTTTGATTAAGTATAAATATATTCATACTACTTTAATATAGATATTTATAATTTAGATATCTTTAATTTAAACTATTTAAATTTTAGTTATCTTTAATTTAAACTAATTTAATTCAGGCGAATTGAATTAAGATATCTTTAATTGTAAGTATTAATATGAATGTTATAATATACCATTGACTATATAGGCGCTCTATAGTAGGGGGTTTATATAACGAATAGTTAGACAATAATAATTATTCTTATTTAAATATATTATTATTATCAGAATATTATAATAAGTATAATAGATACCATATGGTATATACTACCTACTATTATAGGCGAATTATATATCCATATATTTACAATCAATTCAGGCGAATTATATTCCATATATATCCAGCTAGGATAGGGGGTAGGGTATATTTATTTTATTTACAAATTATGGAATGAAAGCGCTTGCATAGGGTAGTTATGCCAATTTTCAGATTATTGGACCAAAATCTGATTATTCTGACTACCCCCCCTCTTTCTTCCAAAAAATGGGAGGGGAGTCTGAACACCCCGCGTCCACAGTGACGTAAAAAAAATTCCTGTAATTTTTGTATAAACCAAAGAAAGGAGGGTACGCAAATGGCGCAAATCCCTAAAGCCGTTGAACTTAGTTCGAGAAATCTCACAAAAGAAGAAAAACGCACTCGCAAAGAAGCGCAAGACGCTTTTAAAAGTGAAGCGCGACTTCCCGAACCATCCGACCGTCTCAACGCGAACCAACGAAAAATCTTTCGTCACATTGTCAAACACTTAGCAGGTAGCAAAGCAC